TGTTAGGTATTTCTAACATCGTCAAATAGCTGCCACCCCCTCGGCATACGCCGATAATGCACGAAACAATCCATTATTGTACAAAAACAAACATCAATGTACACTTTTGTACATTACGGCAATTCACGATGGGGGGTACGTCAAATGCCGATATTAGCGATTAATGAGTTTGGCCCATAGCGTAAAAAATTATGTCGAAATATGTGCATTACTAATATAATAGTAATAGAATGATATATATATCCAGATTATATTAGTAACACTTTTATAAATACATAATCGACGTAAAAGGTAATGTATATAGAAGTAACTATATGAGCATCTTCAATATAGTTACATATACGATGATTTACGGCTTGGTAGATGTAAAAAAAAAGTGAAATCGTCGAAAAATGTATATATTACCCTTACAAATAATAGAAATCGACGGATATGTGGGAAATGTAAGGGTATTCTACAATATACTGGCAATTTACCATTATAGCGTAGAAAATGTATAAATGTTAGATATATATAACATCACGGTTCTTTGATAAATGTGGAAACGACGTAAAATGTGCTTGAATTTTTTGAAATCGACGAAATAAAAATTAAAAAATTAACGCCGTTAATCGTGTTAACAGTTGACAGACTTTGACATTAACGCTGTTAACTTTTTGGTAAAAAATCAGTAGTTTACGTGTCGAAGTAGCATTTTTCGGAAAATCGACGAAACTGGTTGTAAACCTAATGTAACCTAAATTGGGGAAAAGTTTATATAGTATGTGGATTTTTGTGCCACCATCCTAAAAGAGTTGTGAGAGAAAGAGCATATTTTTACTATACTCACACAACTTTTTGGAAAGGGTGGCAACAGTTAACCTCATTTTTTGACATGGTTAACTATTCAAATTTTAGGTTACGTGTCGACGGCCGTCAATACATCTACTCAAACGTCCGACGCCCAAATTCGACGATTGACATATTTTTCCGAAATGCTTATTAACAATTGACGTAATACATCTATATATGAAAATTGAAATCGAAGATAGGGGCAAAGTGTACGTCGTTTCAGTTGACTCAAGTGGGTCAATGTACCACGGCGAGAACATATGTCACTACGCAGCAGAGGTTATACAGGTCGTCGAATCGGTGGTGAAATATGGAATATAATCAGGGGTGCGTCGTATCGCAAAACCGATAAATCTCACATCTGACCAGTTCGACGCACAACCAAACTATTATAGCATAAAAGGACGTCAATATCCAAGGATGACAAGAGTTCTCGAAGTAATCGCAAAACCAGAATTCTATCGTTGGTACGGGACTAAAGGATACGACGCATGTAAAAATATAATGAACACACGAGCAACTTTCGGCACACGTGTTCATAGTGAGATTGCTAAACACTTATTATGCAAGCAGATATGGGCAGATTCCACTGAAATGCGAATTACTCTTGAAGATTTTGCATCGTGGTCGTCGAACCATAAATTGACGCCAGTCCATATTGAGCAAACATTATATAATGATGAACTCGGCTTAGCAGGCACGGCCGATTTTGCTGGATACATCTCCAACGTCAATGAATTCGACGGAAAAGCATATGTTTTATTAGATTGGAAGACGTCGAAAGCAGTTTTCAAAAATTATCACTTACAGGCCGCAGGTTATGCATATATGTATGAAAAACAATATGGCGTCGAACTCGACGGATGCGGTATAGTTGCATTTCGTGATGGGAAAATTCATCAAAAATACTTCACACGTGATGAATATATGAAACGTCTGCCAGTTTTGAAAGCAGCAATCGCATTATACAATTGGAAATTTAATGAAGGAGAATGGAAAAAATGAAAGCAAAGGAGTTAATAGAATCATTAAAAGCATTTGACGGAGATTTAGACGTCGTATATATATCAGACACAGATTTCACTGATGGTGAAATCACTTACTGCTACAAAGAATCACATAATGATTATATTGCAATAGGATGATAAATATGACAACACCTAACCCAGAAGGAACAGGTCTCCCAATTTCGTCGGAAGACAGGATGGCGACAAGAGAACAGTTGATAGAACGACGTCAAATCATAAAAAACATCATAGAAGAACGTGGATGGAAGAGTATGACGGAGTTGCACAATATTTTGACGTCGGAATACACTTACCAAAACGGGACGCCGATAGCAATAACACGTCAAACCTTATATAATGATTTAAACCAAATTGGAAAGGAAATGGACATCGTCGGACGAGAGAGTTCAAACTTAATTGCTTCTTATCGTATGAAGCAGCGTGAAATCGACGACTTATTAAAAAAATGTAAAGACATGAAAGACAAAATACAATTATATAAACTATGGACGCAATATGCAAAGGATTATTCTGTCGTCTTAGGACGATTAGGTGCGACGGCAAGTGCGAATGAAAAGGGCGGCGAAAGCCAAAAAGAAGAGATTAACGTGTCATTCAAGTGATTTTATGGATAAAGTAACGAAGAAAATAATAAGAGCAACGAATATGAATCGACGTCAAAGGTTATTATTTAAATTAGGTATAACACCTTTCAAGTTGTTTGACGAATTTATATCAGGGTACGTCGATTCAATCAAGATAATTGGAAAATTTATGAAAGAACAGACGACCGTCAATGATACTCTTTGTGAAGAGATTTTTGGCTACGTCGAGGAAGAAGATGAAAGTGGGGCGTATCAATAATGACAAATTACTCAAAAGGTGCAAATTTTGAACGTCGAGTCAAAAAAAGATTGGAAAAACTTGGCTATTACGTCATTAGAGCAGCAGGTTCTCATGGTACGTTTGATTTAGTTGCATTTAAAGCACATCGACGTCCGCTTGGAATTCAGTGCAAGTATGGTAACGAAGATTTAAGCATCTATGGAAATGAATTTTCACATTTACGTGAATTAGCAAAAACTTTGAATATACGTACAGCATTAGCAGTTGCTAAACCATATGGAGAAATGAGATTTTATGATGGATTTACTAAAGAAAGGTTTGTGATAATATAAATTTTGTATTTATTGTGACATACGGACGTAGTGGTTCTACACTTATGATGGGAATTCTTAATTCAATACCGGGGTATAAAATCGTCGGGGAGAATAATGATGCATTGTCACCATTAATGGATTTTAGATGGCGGATGAAAAAAGCGAAACAATCAAATGACCATATGCAGCGTAGTTATATTACATATGGCCCAAAAAATCCATGGTGGAATGTACATAGTGACCGTCAACTTGACGCAGCAATAAGAGATTTAATGACACGTCTTATTGCAAACCACGAAATGGTTCATACAATAGGATTTAAGGAAATTCGCTATAATTCGCACGACGACCTTGAAGATTATCTTACATCTATCAACGAGGTATTTCATCCTAAATTTATATTTCTTACACGTAATTTGGATGATGTTTCTACGAGTAAATGGCATGCTAAAAATCCAATAAGGGTTAAAGAAAAATTATCTAAATTTGAGACAGACGTAGAAGAATATATAACAAAACACAAAGAACAGAATTGGCATTGGATAAGATATGAAGATATAAAAGAAAAAAATTATATAAGGGTAAAGCAAATGTATGATTTTTTAGGCGAAGAGTTTGACGTCGATGTATTTAATAGAGTGGTGAGTGAAAAACATGGATACTAAAGCGTCGGAAGAACAAGTTGGAGGAAGTCATTATATGTTTATGAAAATACAACCAATTGATTTTATCGTTGAGAATAATCTACCATTTATGGAAGGTTGTGTTATAAAATATGTATGCCGTCATTCTAAAAAGAATGGTATTGAGGATTTAAACAAAGCAATACATGTAATAGAACTGATGAAAGAGAAATACTATGCTGATACCGAAGAGTGCACGCACTGATTATCAATTTTGGAAATCTTTGGACGGATTGACAGTAGAAGATATGACTTATTTGATAACCGTGCGAATACGAGATTTAAAATATACACAAACATACGAAGAACAAAGAATATTACGTACACAGATAGCGATTTTACGTGATGCGATTAAGATAACACGCCAAAGACATGACTTATCCGAAAGACTTATATAGATGTATATAAAAATATATCTCTAATATAAATACTTGAGGCGGCGTGAGTTGTCTCAAGGGCGAGTGTAGAAGACTCGGGCTAATGGTGGGCTTATTTATAAATAAAGTCAAAGAAAATGTTTATAGGAATGAGTTAGGTAAAGTATGTTCCACATGCGGCGAATTTAAATTTTATGATGAATTCCCTGTTAAGAATATAAATAGAGAAAAATTAGATTATTATGTTAAAATGTACTATGGAGATTTAAATGTCGGAGATTGAAATACCGTGTCCACATAAATATCTTCCAAAACAAAAGGAGGTTTTACATGCGATTCGGAATAATAAGTTCGTCTTATATTCCGGTGCGTATGGTTGATGTGCGCCGGCAAGACTTTCTTAGAATGCGACGCAGTAATACAAACATGTATTACATATCCAAAGGCTTTCGGTTTTTTCGGTGCACAAACAGTTCCAATGATACGTGACACGGTAGTAAAAACATTTCTTGAACATATAGACGACTATCAAACATCAATAGACAAAGCAGATGTCGATTTGCAAATATGTAAAAGATGGCGTCCGTCGGTTATGGCATTTGAGTTTTTCAACAAATCTGAAGTAATATTCAGAAGTTGTGACGAACCGACGAAATATAAATCATTAAACTTAGACTTCTTTGCTATAGACGAACCTGTAGATGTACCAGAAGAGGTATTTCTAATGCTTCAAGGACGTCTTCGTGCAAAGCATGTTCCAAACAGATTTGGAATAATGGCCGGAAATCCATCCGGAAAGACAAATTGGGTATATCAAAAATTCTTTAAACAAAATTTAGACGGATATTACGCTGTACATACAACTACGTATGAAAATGAATATTTGCCGTCGGATTATATACCATCTATGGAACAATCCTATGATGAGGATTATAAACGTAGATACCTATATGGGGAATGGGGTAGTTTTGAAGGTCAGATTTTCAAAGATTTCAATGTTGATAGAGATGTAGTCGATTTATCTGTGAACGATTCTGACTTGTATCAATTTTATCTCGGTGGATACGATGACGGCTTTAGAAATCCAGCATGTTTATTGGTAGTTGGCGTCACACGTGATAATGAAATTCATATATTACATGAATATTATGAAAAGGAAAAAACGACGGATACTATTATTAATGATATTAATGGTATTATGCATAAATATAAGATGCGTAGAATTTATGCAGACCCGTCAGCAATTGCATTTATAGAGATGGCACGTAACGCTGGATTACCTGTTTCTGAAGCAGATAATGACGTCGATGCCGGATTGTCCAAGATTAAAGCGATGTTCTTTAATAATATGGTGAAAATGGACAAATCTTGTGAAAACAGTCTGCGTGAATTTGAAAGTTATAGGTATGAAAGAGACAAATTCAATAAGAATTTAACCGAAAAACCAGTTAAGAAGGACGACCATGCACCAGATGCTTTTCGTTATGCATTAACTGATTATAACCCATTTAGGAGAAAAAGAGTATTAAGAGTTGGTAGATTTAGATGAAACTATCACTATTTGGACGTGAAGTCCTATCTACAGAAAGTAAAATCGAAAGTCCACGTAAATTGCGTTCGATTGATTCAGAAACACCTCGTGGTTTAAACAAAATTGATGCCAAACTTATGAGGAAAATCGTAACAAGAGAAACATTATTATACAAAGCGATAACTAAAAAATCAAAAGATACATTTACACAATGGTTTAAAGTGTTGGACGTCGAATCTGGTGAAGCAGTTGATGAATCTACACAAAGATTACTACGTATATTTGATAATAAGACACAATTCGTCGATGTTTTAGTAGAAGCGTTAGAATGTGCTTACATTTATGGTACAGGATTTATTGAGAAAATATATAACGAACCAAGTGGTAATGAACCATACATGAAAGTTAACGATAGTTATGCATGTATCGACCTTCATGTAATTGACCCTGAGAATATCGTCGAATACAAAAAAATGGATGATAACTCAGACCAAAGGTATTTTGTACATCGTGGTAAGAATTCAGGAAAAGACATATATATTCATCCATCACGTCTTGAGGTCATAACTGTTGATAAATTACCATTTACACATTTCGGATTGTCTAAAGTGTCATTATTATATAACATATTAAAATCAAAAATGAATTTTGATGTTTCGTCAGGCGAATATCTTAATTGGTTTGGCATGGGATTATATGATTTAACCATAGAGAACATGTCAGACGAGCAAGAAGAGGCAGCATATAAAGAATTATCTAAACATAAAGATTTTCTTGTGCATGACCAAGACTATGCATTAGACGTAAAAAGTCCGTCGCAATTAAATCCAAAAGAATTTATTGATTATTTTTATGTTAATATAGCATCTGCATTAGAGATGCCACGTCAAATGTTAGTCGGAGGAGATTTCACTGACATTGGAGGAAGTGACGTCGGTGTCTCTGCATATTATTCAGATGTAGAAAATACACAGCGTCGATTGGAACGGCATGTAGTCCGCATTTATGAAGAAATGTTACGATTATTTGGAAAAAAAGAAAAATTAATGCTTGATTGGAACGAAATATTTGTAGATGAATTATCAGAAGCAAAAATACAACAAACAAGAGCATATTCTGTAACACAATGTAAGAATGCTGGAATAATAGACCAAGAAGAAGCACGTAAGATGATGAATGAAGGGCATATTGAATTAGACACTAAGAAGAAAATAGAAGAACCTAAAGAAGAAATGCCAAAGACGTCAAACCCAAATACTGAACCACAGCCAGCAATAAAACGTCAAGCAAAGTTCGTCGATTTAACACCTATACAGCGTGAAATGATACGACGTGAAAGAGAAATTGGGGAAAAAGAATTGCAAGAACAAGAGATAAGATTATATCAAGCACTTATTCAATCTGGACAAAATAAGTTGATTTAATGGAATTTAGAATACAACAGAATGTACTTAAAGAGTGGGAAGAAGACATCAGAACCGGGCAGCAAAATCTTCTCAGCATACCTAAAGTTGTAGGCGAAAATGCTGCATATCTTGCAAAAATGAACGCACCCGTCGGTATAGGATTTCAACATGCTGGAAAAATGAGGGATTCCATAAAGGTTGCTTATGATACTAAATCATTTACACTTTCATGTGATGCAGAGGATAGATATGGTTCTAAGTATCCATATTACAATGAATTTGGTTCATATAATACACCTATTGGGACATTTGAGGACACAGTAATATCACGTTCTGGTGGTCATCGTCCATTTATGCGTCCAGCAATTGTTAAAGCGATTCAAAAATATGCAATGTTTTTTGGTCAAAAATGGTATAATAAAATAATAGAACCGGAGGATTTGAAATAGTATGGGGTGTCCATGTAGAAAAAATAAAAAAAAATCCATACCGGGAGAGAGGAAAAGTAAGAGGCAGTTGAGGGAGGAACTCGTCGAAAAACGAAAACTGAATAGAAAACTACGGAAAGGTGCAAAAAATGAAATTTAATGATAAAACAAAACAATCTTTTAAAGACGTGACTCAACTACAATCTGAAATAGCCAAACTTGAGACCCAAAAAAATAAATATGAGCAAGCATTAAAAGAAGTATCCAAACTTGTGAAAGAATTCAAAAGCAATAAAAATATGACAATGCAGGCAATCGTAGGTGGTAATCTAATTAAAAGAATTCAAAATAAGGAATGCGTAGACACACTTGAACAGCGTAAAAAGCAGACAGAAATCGCTTTAGCATCTATAAAAGAGCAGATTGCACATAGAGAAGACAACCTTATGGAAAACTGCATTAGACTATATTTCAATTTACAGACAATACTACCAGATGATGTGATTAAAGATGAAGATAACTAAAGGAGACAAGTTAAAACGTGTCCTTGATGTTGCAATCTGGTGGTTCTTAAAAAATTATAAAGATGAAAAAGGGAAACGCCCAAACTTGTATGAAGATATGCAACACTGTGGAAATCCCATAATAAATAAGATTTACAAAAAAGTATTCAAAAAAATGTTATCTCATTACCATCCAAAGGCAAAACATCAAATAGAAGAAATGGATGAGATAGGTACATTTATATTTTGGATATTATATAAAGATACAGCATATAGACAACCTGCAAT